ATCAGCTCTGTGGCATCATTGAATGTAATTTTCATAATTATGTATATCTCCTTTCTGTGTAAAATAAGGATTTGTCCAACAAAGTTGCTGAATTAAATAAAAATATAACATCCGTAAATTCATTCAATAAGAATATAACTAAAATGATAGGCGGATCAAAAGTTGTAACCGCAAAAGCCAGCACATCTGTACGGGTATTGTCTAATTCTGAGATAAATAATGCGCTTGGCGTAACTAACTCTTCTAATGCAAACACAGTGGTATTAATGACTAACGGCGATGGTCTTGCTCAAAAAGTGCATGTAGAAGGCAGCACCTACTTAGACGGCGCATGGCATGCAACGTTTAATCAGAATGCTTCTAGTGGTAGCATTAGAATAAATTATGTAATATTCTATTTCGGAAAATAAGGATTATAATTCTGCGACAATGAAGCCAAGTTTGTGATAACGCCCAATATATGCAGTAGCTGTATTCGCTTGTGCTGACAGTCTTAGCTCAATCGTGTTTTCGCCCTCCGGAAGAGTTATAATGTTGCTATCAAATACCGGCACATAGCTTGTGGATGATGTTATTCCAGAACAACTATCTTTGCCGTTGACATAGACGCTCAGCCTTGCTGTCAAAGTTGTTACTTTGACAGCACCCCAGCACATTAGGATACATTTTCTGCCATGCCCTGTCGCCTTGATGCTATTAAGTGTCAGGGATGTTTTTGTACTTTTTTCGGCATCCAGATAAGTGGTATATGCGTAGGCATACTTACCAGTCATTTTTTTGCTAATTTCAGCAAGCTTATTGGACAAATCCTTATTTTACACAGAAAGGAGATATACATAATTATGAAAATTACATTCAATGATGCCACAGAGCTGATCATCCAGTCTGCGGACATTCAGTCAGATGATGGAGGACTTCTGATTAAGACTATCTCGGCGTCAGAGGAAGACTTGAAAACCATGTTCCAGGATAAAACAAAAACCAAGAAGATGGTTGTGAAAGAACGTGAGTCCACACTGGGAGAGTATGAGAATTACACCAACATGGATGCCATTGTGAAGTACACAGCAGGCATTACTGGCGTGATCCTCTACAAAGTTGGTGAGACACCAGCAGAGAAGTTGGAAGCTTTAGCAGCGGAAAATTCAGAATTAAAAAAGACTGTAGACATGCTCCAGGGATGCATCCTGGAAATGTCGGAGCAGGTATATCAGTAATGGTAACTTTATTAACAAATTTATTCATATTATTACAAAATTCAGGAGGTAAAGAAATGATGGCAATGTTATGGGCACAGCAGATTATGTTAGGAAAGAAGACTTACGCACAGATCCCGAGACTCTTAAAGGACAAGGTAAAAGAAATCTTGGAAGATTCCGGAATGGGAGAACTTGCAAACGATAAATAGTGAGGCGGTGATTATATGATAAGAGGAACTATACCGACACTTGAGTTTGCTCTGCCGTTTGAAGTAGATCTGATTGCAGAGGCGTATGTTACGATATCACAGAATCAATCAGTGGTGATTGATAAGAGCTTGTCGGAGCTTACGTGTGCAGGAAAAACACTGACTGTTAAGTTATCGCAAGAGGACACATTAAAACTGCATCAATCGGAGTTCAAAACAGCGGAAGTGCAGATACGTGTGCGAATGAAGAGCGGAGATGCGCTGGCATCTGATATCATGAGATAGCACAAAAGATATGATTAGTGCAGGTGTGGAAAATTATTTCAAGAAGTGTATTCTTGATAAACCAATTATTGAGAGCGCAACATGTATGAATAAAACTATGGGAAGATATTCTTTTTCTTATTTGTGCGTGAGTTGGGATAAAGTAGAAAATGCCACATCATATAAGATAGAAGTTATTAAGAATGATGGAGCTTCCACTGTTTATGAAACAAATAAACCATATTTCTATACAAGCAGACAGGATGAATTCATCATGGAAGGTATGGATGGGGCAAAAGTAAGAGTCAGAGCCTATGGTGAAGATGATACATTCAGTGTATGGTCAGAAAAGAAGGAAGTTTCAGGTGTTGATTCAACAGGTGGTGTGGAAGTTCACACTGTTGATTTTCCATATCAGGGCAAGACCGAAAGGTCTTATTTTTATGCGCAAAATTAAAGAATCGAGGTACATAGAGTGTATGTAGACGTAAACACAATCATTACTGCTGGAAGCTTATTAACGGCCGTAGTGGTTATCTTTTCCGCTGTTTTCGCAGTATACAAGTGGTATTTAAGACAGAATGAGCAGGATAAAGAGATAGAGAGAATGAAATCAGAACAATGTTTGCTTACTTATGGAATTCTGGCTTGTCTGAAAGGTTTGAAAGAACAGGGATGTAATGGACCTGTTACAGAAGCAATAGACAAGATTCAGAAGCATATAAATAAGCAAGCGCATGATCAGGAGGATTAAGCATGGATATTAGTACATTAGGAACAGTAGTAGGGATCGTAGCAATCTGTTATGTAATTGGACTTGGCTGCAAGGCATATGAGAAAATTCCAGACAAATGGATTCCGGTCATCATGGCTGTATGTGGTGGAGTTCTGGGCGTTGCCGGACTCTACACAATGCCGGACTTTCCGGCCGGCGATGTGATCGATGCAGTTGCGGTCGGAATGGCCAGCGGATTAGCGGCGACAGGAGCAAATCAGTTATATAAACAGCAGTGCAAGTAGAGGGCGATTATTCGCCCTCTGACATATTATATAGTGTGCGACGTCGCACGGAAAGGAGCAATTATGGCACATTTATTTTTAATAGCTGGACACGGAGCTGGTGACAGTGGAGCTGTTGGATATGGTTACACAGAAGCAGAGAGAGTCCGGGCGCTTGCAAGAAGAATTGCAGCATACGGAGGAAGCAATGTTACCCTTGGAGATACAAGCCGGAACTGGTATGCCGACAAAGGCATCAGCTCACTCAAAATCTCAAAGGATTGGCAGATCCTGGAACTTCATATGGACAGCGGAGTATCGACAGCCAAAGGTGGTCATGTAATTATTAAAGAAGGATATAATCCGGATGCATATGATACAGCACTCGCCAACTTCATCGTAACATTCTTCCCTGGCAGAGCAAACAAGGTTGTAGGCAGGGCGCATCTTGCCAATGTTAATCGTGCAGCTGCTAAAGGCTACAGCTATCGGTTACTGGAGAATGGTTTCATTTCCAACAAAACAGATCTTACGAAATTCAACAACCAGATCGATGACCTGGCAAGAGGAATCCTTAAAGCTTTCGGCATTACGTCTGCAGCACCGGTAGCACCAGTTAAGAAGAAAGCAGAACCGATCGACGGAGAAATCAAGGCTGGTGGGGTATTCCAGAACAAGACTGATAAGTTCGGCACAATCTCATACCAGGCTCACATGAGAGGATTTGGATGGGGTAACTGGCAGTCTGATGGCTTAATGGTTGGTTCTACCGGTCAGAATCGTAGAATTGAAGCGCTTCATATTAAGCCGGTCGGAGAAACAAATGTTGTTGTCCATATGAAAGAAATCGGAAACAAAGAATACAAGAACATCACCAAGGACACACTGATCGGAACTACTGGACAGAACAGAAGACTGGAAGCGATCCGGATCACCGGAAAGGAATCTTTCTACCTGTACAGAGTCCACCAGAAGAGTATTGGCTGGTCAGAATGGGCCAACAACGGAGAGTGGGCTGGTACGATCGGAAAAGGTCTGCAGATGGAAGCACTGCAGATCAAAAAATCCATGTTCTCCGTCGAACCGCACGTACAGAGCAAAGGATGGTTGTCACCAAAAGCCGCAGAGAAGGTGATCGGTATCACCGGCCATGCATTACGCCTGGAAGCGATCCGGATCAATCCGTATGGAAAGACTATTAAGGCAAAGGCTCACATCCAGAGCAAAGGATGGGTGGATTACGGCACGATCACCAAAGATACAATCATCGGTACTGTTGGAGAAAAGAAACGTATCGAATGCTTATGCTTTGAAGGCGACTTCGAATACCGTGTTCATATCCAGAGTTCCGGATGGACAGACTGGACAAGAGCCGATGGAGTAGCTACTCTTGGAACTGTAGGACAGGAACTTAGGATCGAGGCTATTCAATTCAGATAATATGTCTTGTACTAACTAGCTAACTCCGAAACCAGTCACGAGAGAAAGGTCGATTCCTTCGTTGGAAAAATATCCCTTTTCGATTGCCACATACATCGGAGCATAGAAGATGGAGTGTGCTACTTCATTTAATGTAACAGGAGTCAGTTCCTGTTTTTTAGTACTTGTGGATTTTGAAGTTTTTGCTGTTTTGTCTGATGCGGATTCCGATTTGTCAGCAGATGTACATGCAAAAAGTGAAGTGACAGATAGTGTAAGGAGTAAAAGAAGTGCAGTGATACGCTTTTTCATAAGATCCTCCCGGTGAAATATATTCTATGGTTTATAGTATATTCGGAAAGAAGAAAACGGTGATGGAAAATCGAGAAAATATATCAATAGACAGGATTTATTTCCCGCTATCGTAGAACCGGTAGCGAGAGAATTTACAGAGAAGTTTGTAAGTGTGCAGGAGAGATTCCATGCGACAGACCCGGATAAGCAGGCAGAACAGTTAGATGATTTCGCACAGCAGGGTATGGAGATGTTTGTGGAATATATGTATGAGCATTTCGAAGAGTTCAAACTTCTGGTAAATGGTTCCTATGGGACGAAATTCCAGAACTTTGTAGAACATCTGGTGGATATCGAGACAGAATATACATATAAGTTCATGGAAGCGACCGGACTTCATTTTAAAGGAGGAAAGCCGGTTACGAAAAACTTCATGCACATTATGAATAAGGCATTATTTGAAAGCTTTTTCGAAGTGGTAAGGCACGATATGTCCAAAGAAGAGGCTGAAGAATATGTGGTCATGTTGGAAAAATATCACAGCGCCGGATGGGACATTATATACAAAGAAGGCTGTGAATCATAG